GCACCAGCCGCAGTGCCAGCGGTTGGCTGCTGACGATCCGACTCACCGACCTACCCCTACTCGTCCATGCCTACGAAACTGCGCAGCATGTTGCAGTGGCTTCGTCGCCACTACCCAGCGAGGACACCGATCGTTGTTCGGGTGGCAAAGAAACAGCCGGGGCTGCACGGCGTTTGCCTAATCGGTGACGGCCGCGCGCTGATACGAATCACATCAGCTCAAGACACGCTGATGGCTGACACCCTGCTCGAGGAATACTGCCATGTGCTGCGGCACGACTGCCCGCTTCCAATCACGGATGACCACGACGCTGTGTTCTGGGCCATCCTCGGAGAAGTCACCAAGGCATGGCGTGGTGAATGATGTTCGAGCATCCGTTCGATTGGTACTTCGAGGATGACGAATGCGACTAGAGGATCCGCTTGCACGAATGCACCGTGAGTACCGGGAGTGGTGCATCAAGCAAGGTACATACAAGGGCATTGACCCATCAGATGTGGAGAGGGAGGAAGCAAGGTGGAAAGCAGAATGCACCAGGCCGCCGAGGAACGTAACGAAACGGAAGCACCCTCCGAAGGGAACAGCGGACTAGACATGATCGATCACCCGCCGCACTACACGGCGACGTTGGTCGAGCCGATCAACGTGATAGAAGCATGGCACCTGTCGTTCCATCTTGGGAACTGCGTGAAGTACATAGCGAGGTGCGACCTCAAGGGCAAGCCGATCGAGGATCTCGAAAAGGCGAGGTGGTATCTCGACCGGGAAATCGCCAAGCGAAAGGGACAGCTTGATCAGCTCACTTGAATCCATCGTGTTTGAGGATCTCGACTGCCTGTCTCCCGGTGAGCTGGAGGCTAGCTACCGTGCCATCTGTGCAATGGTTCTGTACCGCACAGCGTTGGTTGCCAGCCAGCCGGCTCCGCCCAGGCGGCAGGAGATTGAGGCCAAGATTGCCGCCCGCAAATGGCTGGTTGGTGACGTTGGCGTGATCACCTTCCCCGAGGCCTGCTCGGCCGTGTCGCTGGATCCCGACTCTGCCCGCACGAAGATCGCCAGGTATGCCGATCCCTCCACGCCCGAGGCCATAAGCAGAAGGAAGCGATGCCCTCGAACTCACTACGTTTTCGGCAGGAGGAAAGATGCCCGATCAAATCCTGACTCTCCCCGCAAAGATCCGCCTACTGGTTGAGTGGTCGCCGGCCCTTCAGATCCTGCCGGCCATCGCCGCGGCTACGCCTGGTCAGCCCCGCGCCATTGAGGTGATGCGTCTCCTCGAGTTCCTCGCCAGCAAGAGCGAGCTGCAACTCGATGACAAGATCGCCCATCTTCTCAAGGAAATCCTGCTGACGAAGCCGGGTACGGAACTGGCAGACTACATCGCTGGACTCATTAGCGGAGCGATCGAATATGAGATGGCTCGATACCCTGGTAATTAGCGGTGTGCTGGCGGCCGTGTGCTACCCGCTCATCGCATCCAATCTTCTGAAGCTGCCGCTCTTCAAGTCGGCCGCCGCCACGAAGGAAGAGTGGAGACAGAAGTGGACTGCCACTCTCATCGATCTGCTTGCCGACCTCGACAAGGGCGGCATGCAACAGGGTGCCACGCTCTGCCGTGAGCTGATGTGGGAAATCATTGGGGGCGAGGGTGAAAAGAAATGAACAGGGTTCTCATAGCACTGGCACTAGCGATCGTCTATGCGGTGTTCCGCTTCGCGCCGATCCCGTCGCTGCCGATTCCAACCCCGACGCCAGCCTCGGCGGTGGCGTTCCCCGATGTGGCGGCCGTCGCCCAGAAGATGTCGGCCGGCGACAGGTCTGCACTGGCCGCTGCCTATCTGATCCTGTCCCGATCGGTCGATGCCAACCCAACGATTGAGCCGGTGTTCCCCGACACGGCCGCGGTCAGGCGTGCGCATCGAGCTGCCCTGCTCTATGTGTGGGCGGCCGTGCTGAACAACAAAGCAGGCGAAGTTCCCGGCCTGCGAGAGGCGCTCGAGTCCGCAATCGCCAGCCGCATCGGCACCGAGGATATCCCCCTCAATCCAGAGAACCAGAAGGAAGCAGCGAAGGCATTCGCTGATCTCGCCGCCTCACTCCGATGACCATCTCCGAGCTGATCAAAAGCTATGAGGCGGGACTCCAAGGATTCATTGCGGATCCGGTGGCCGATGCTGAACTGGCATCATTCCTCCGCGAGTCTGGTGGGTACGCCAAGGCCGGCGATGCCATCGATGACTACTCGCTGCGAGACACTGGCAAGGACAAGCTATCGCTGCCATACCTCGCAGCTCTCACCTACTACCCCGGCTGTTTGCCTGGTGGGGCGCAGGGCCGCGGCTCATGCGTGGCGTGGTCAACCAGGAACGCTGCTCTCGTCAGCTACTGTGCCTATCTGATGTACGGCCCGAACACCGAGAAGTTTCGGCCGCCCGTGGTATCCCCTGTCGCCCAAGCAAACGGGGTCTTCTCGACCGAGGGGATCTACTGGTTCCGCCGAAAGCCAACCGATGGCTGGAGCTGTTCGGCAGCAGCTCAAGTGGTGGTGAAGGAATGCGGGCTGCTTACCCGACAGGCGTACCCCGAGGTGGGCCTCGACCTCACCGAGTATTCGTCCAGCACCGAGGGTCGATGGGGTCTGACCATCCCTCCCGAGAATGTCCGAGCTATCTGCTCGCAGCATCTCGTCTCGAATGCCACGGTAGCCGAGGGGTGGGAAGAGGTTCGAGACATGCTGGCCAATGGATTCGCACTGACCACATGCGGTGGTGAATCGTTCAGCAAACAACGCGATGCGTTCGGAGTGTGCAAGAGGACGCCCGAGGGGTGGGCGCACGCGATGTGCTTCTGTGCGGCGGATGATCGGCCCGAGATTCGCCAGCGTTACGGCTGCGGCTTGGTGCTGCTGGCCAATTCTTGGGGTGATTACTTGTCAGGGGCAGACATCGTGCAGGGTACGAACTTCCGTATCCCTGTCGGTAGTTTCTGGGCGAGGTGGGAGGATGTGAAGGATCGGTATTGCGTGGCGCTCGGCCCGAGTAAGGGATGGCCCGCGGCCAAGCTGCCCGATTGGGGATTAGGGGGAGTCATATGAAGCGCCTGTTGATGTTGGCTGTAGCGTTGTGGCAGATCGAGCTGGCCGTGCAGTGTGGGATCGCAGCATCCCAACGCCCGACCGCAGCTCACCCTGTCACGCCGCCGGCACCGACGCCACCAGACGCCCGTCAGGTAATCGTTCGACCGCAGCCCTCACTCCCCAATTGCGAGACAGGCAAATGTCCACCGCCTCAGAAGCCGCAGTCGATGCCGGCAAGATAACAGTCTCTGCTCCGGTGCCGAACGAGTTTCTCTACCGTGTCGCGGAGAGGTTCGGCCTGCCCGTGCTTATCCTCCTGCTCGTCCTATGGTGGGCCAGGACTGACATCGTGGCGCCGCTCATGCAGGCCCACTTCCAATCGATCGAGGCCATCGTCGCCGGCCAAGAGAAACACACCTCGTCCATCGAGAATCTCGGGAGGAAACTCGATGAGCTGATCAGCATCGAGCGATCCTCCCAGAGATGACCAAACCCAGGCGGTTAACCGCGAAGCAGCAGCAGACCGCCGAGCAGGCGATGCGGTTTGTGCAGCCGTGCATCGCCGTGTTCATCCGCCGGAACCCAGACCTACGCATAGCAGCTCGTCGCGTGGATCTGGAGAGCGTGGCATTGCAAGCTGTGTGCATGGCGGCCATGACCTACCGGCCCGACCGCAGCCAGCCCACCACCTACTTCGGTTCGGCCATCCGCCACGCCCTCTATCGTGAGGTGCTGAAGCAGCAGCGGCTGGATGGTAGGTACATCCCAACCGAACGCATCCTCGATCCGCAGCCGGCCCTTCATCGCACCAGGCAGGAGATGCGGGCGTTGCGGGCGTTGCGGCTGCTCTCCATAAACGACCGAACGCTGCTCGAGGATAGGCTGGTCGAGCAAGTGACACTCGAACAGCTCAGTCTCGAACAGCGTTGCGATCCTCGAACATTGAGCAAGAGGGTGCAGCGGGCCATCGCCGCCTTGCGGCAGGCCGAGAGCGACCTACCCTAGCCCGTGCGCTCGATCCCACGCCTTGCCCACCGGGATAGCCCAGCGGGTTTCGCACCACATGACAGGGGCCGGCAGCTCGACAAGCGAGTCGCCCTCCCACTGCCAGTAGCGGACGGCGGTGTACCCCTTCTCATCGGGATCCACCTTCTTCCCGTCCGCATCGTAGTAGTAGCAGCAACAATCACGCAGCCGCACGGCAGCGCCATCCATCTGCCACATTCCCAAGAACGTGGACGCTGCCGGCGGCAGGACTGTCGCAGTCTCCATCCACAGCCCGAACGTGGGCGCCCATGTGTCGAGCTGCTGTTTCTTCTTAGCCATCAATCACCTCCCTTCTAGCAATATGTCAGCAGCTCGCCGGCCTGCTGAAGTTTGAAGAACGAACGATACCCACCGATCTTTGGCCAGCCGGCGAGGCCCGCCTCGACCGCCCACTTTGCCATGATCCCTGTCGGAAAGGTTCGCTTGGCACCACGCTGCCGCATCGTCCAGAGGGCGATGTCATCGTAGCTCTCGCCTACCTCCCGCAGCTCGATCATCCTGCGAACCATCCGCCTCTCGTCCTCATCGACACGGTAGTAGCGGCGCGGCTTCTCGCCGCAGACCCGCCAGCCTACCGCACATCCCTTCGAGGCGGGCAGACCCTGCTCCATCCTCGAATGAAATACAGCCTCGGTTCTCTCCCGTGCCAGCTCCCGCTCCAGCTCTGCCATCGAGAGCAGGAGGTTGCGGATCAGCCGGCCGATCGCATCGTTCGCCCCGATGGGGTAGTCCAATGCGTGGATGGTGACGCCCCGGTTCTCAAGCTGCTCGATGGTACTGACGCCATCGAGCAGCTTGCGAAACAAACGGTCGAGCTTGCTGACCACGATGTGATCACCAGGGCGAGCCATCACGAAGAGCTGGCGGCCGGCCTCCCGTTCAGAGAACGGTTTGCTGGCAGAGGTGGCGGCATCGTAGTGGAAGCCACCCCACCTCACGCCCTCGGGTTCGAGCATCCGCCGCCAGTGATCCTCGGTGCGTGACGCCTGCACCGAACGTGTCATCGACTGCTTCCGTGTCGAGTGGCGGCCGTAGCCGTAGCAGAAGTTCATACGAACGCCCTCCAATCGAACTCGATGGCTCTCGCGCCGTGCTGCGCCACGACCACGCCCTTCCGCCGGCAGCTCTCGACCAGGCAGGGAACGTAGCCGGGGCTGGCATAGCCCAGCTCGCTGGCGATCTCCCGCATGCTGGGCTGGTAGCCGTACTGGTTGATCCTCCACGCGATGAACTCCAGCATCTTCCGCTCGGTATCGAGCAGCTCGGCGCCGGACTTCGCATGCTTCACCACTGATTGTCTCGACATCGCAATCTCCCTTCGTGTGTGTGTTACCGACTGAAACAAGCAATCCAAATAAAAACCACCGACGCACCAGCCACCAGCATGAAGTCATTGGGTGTCATGCTTCGGCCCTCTTCGCCTCGGCCAGCGTGATCGCCCGCTCGGCCAGCTTGGCCGAGGTAGCCGTCTTCCTGTTGCGTTCGAGCATCTTGCGGACGTTGTAGGCCGGCTGCCCCGTCCGCTCGCAGAACTCGATGCTGCGTTCCTCAAGGCTGATGCGGCGCCGCAGCTCCAGCCCGAGCAGACGCATCGCCTCTTTCACAGCAGCCAGCTCGCTGTGCGTGAACCGAACCGACACTTTGCCAATCGCCTTCATCACTGTCTCCCTTCGAGGTTGGTCAGCCACCCACTGTGGGTAAGCCGATATCGAGTATATCACACATGTCAACACCCGTACACTACCGCTTGCTCTTGAGCAGCAGGCCGATCAGCTCACGCGCCTTGCGGTAACGCTCGATCGATCCGCTTCGCAGGCAATCAACCGGCAGGCCGTCATCGCCCAGCCGGCCACGCTGATCGGCCGGCATCCGTGCCAGGTGTTCGAGCAGATGGGAATGAGCCAGCGGCAGCAGATCGATCACCGCTTCGAGCAGCTCGGGGCCGTGTTCCCTGGCCGCCTGGTTCTGTACCCGATCGCGATCGACCGAGGCCGGCGTCTTCGGGTAGTCCAGCTCGACGTTGCAGTCACAGTCGTGGCACCAGTTGGCCTCCTCACCGAACAGCGGCCCTTCGGAGTTGATCACCCGCTCGCTCATGTCCTCGCGGTATTCCACCCACGCGCAGGTATCCACGTTCGTGCCGCCGCACTCGCAGCATGTGGGCCGGTAGTCCTTCTTCGCTTTCGTCTTCATCGTCAGGTTCTCCCTTGGTTAGGTTCAGTCCAGCCGCCGCAGCACATTGCCACGGCGTTCAATCGTCCGCTCTTGCGTCCGCTCCACGTTCGTGAGCGGATAGCCCCACTTGCCCACGCCACCGCAGTCGAACCGGCTTCCCGGCTGAACACGGTGGCGCTGATAGTCCCGTCTGAATTCATCCACGTTCGGATAGCAGTACGGTTCCCCGATCGTGGCGTAGCCCACCAGCGTGGCCTTGCCCTGCCCCGTGCGGATGATGCCCACGCGCTTGCCGACCACGCTATCGAGCGACCTCGATGCCCGTGTCTCGACCGTCTTCACGCCGGCCATGATCATGTCGGTATAGGGGGCGTCACCATCGTTGATGTTCACGCCCCTCGTCGCAGTCTCGAACTCGATCGCCCGCTGCTCCATCCTCGACAGGCTGGCCTCGATAGCGGCGCGGCTATCGGCAGCGGTGCCGTGCTTGACCCGATGTCGCAGCTCATCGAACATCCGCGCCGCTTCGGCCGGCGCCTCGACTTCGAGCCGGTCGATACCGACACAGCTCGAATCGATCCGGCCACGGATACGCTTGGCGTAGCGGGCCACATGCCCCTCGCCTTCCGCCTTGTACCGGCAGTGGTTGACCGCGACCGAACAGCTATCCGCGGAATCGAATGGGTAGCGGTGGGCCTCGCTCTGCGCCCGCATCATGTGAATCCACGGCCGAACGTAGGCACCTTCGCTATCCGCACAGAACCGCTCAATGTGGTCGAACGCTTCCGCGATGCGGGCATGCCACTGCGGTGTACCCACCTTGGCATACTCGCCGCTCGAACCGATGGCGATGTACTGGTAGCAGCCCTCGATCAGACCCGTCAGGCGGTCGAGCGATTCGTGCATGTGCCAGACCATCATCATCCGCTCGCCGGGGATGAACGCATCGGCTTCGAGCATGGCGCCGCTGAAGTCGAGCCGCATCTCGTCATTGGCCAGCTCATCGCCGTCGATGACATCCGGCACCACGACCACCGCCTGCGGGCAACGCCGGCAGATGTCGGCCGCCCACCGCACGAACCCATCGACATCCATCGGTACGCCCGATCGCCATGCAGAGAACGCGCCATTGTCGAGCAGCAGGATTCCATCATCGGCCACCAGGCGGATGGCGTCATCGAGCTGCCGGCCCAGCCGGTTGCGGGTGGCGTAGGACA